CTAATACTGTATATTTATACAGTATTTCTGCCGACCGTGAACCGCGACGATGACAACGTATGGGAGTTCTTCGTCGAGCGCGCGGCGATCATGGAGTTTGACGCCGGCAAGCGGCGCCACGATGCTGAATTCCACGCCCTCGCCCGCACACGTATGTACTTTGATCCGCGCGGCGTGAACATGCCGCGTCTCGGGCTCTTCGCGCCATTTTGGAATACTGAATTTGGATGGAGCGACGTAGACGCAAAGCCCGTTGTGTTTCCGCATGCGGCAGTGCTCGCGGGAATGGCCGTCGCCGCTTTCGACGAGGCTCGCCGCGTAGGTCGACCGCATTCGATATTGCACGCGTGGCGGTCGCGTCTCGGCGGGTAGTTACGCGCTATGCTTGCGGAAATGCGAGCGATGCCGATCCGTCGTCGGATCGTCGCGCACTTCCAGTTCGAGCGCTGACGTAAAGCCAGCGTCGCCGGAAATCGTGTGCGTGACCTGCTTCACGAGCCACGGCGTGTCGTCGATATCCGGTTTGAAGCCCGCCACGGTCACGGGCATTTCGGGAAACAGGTCGGCACGGCCGAGCGCGAGCGTGTACGACATGGTCGCCTGACTGCGCTTGACGCGCGCCAGTTCCGCTTGCGCGGCCGCACGTGCCTCCGCTTCGGTCGCATAGTCTTCGGGCAGCACTTTCACATTCTTGTTGTTCTCTCCGCCGACGACGACGGATTTTCGCTTGCCCTTCGTGTTGGAATGGTAGTACGCGCGCACCGCTTGATAGCTCTCGCGCTCGGCGATGTGATACCGATGCTGATCGCCCGAAGCTCGAGTTAGGTTGAGCACGGCGAGCGCCTTGCCGCTCACGGTTTTTCCCGATCCGATCGGCATGAACAGCAAATTCGAATCCTTGACCGTCATGACCGCGTCGTAACGCTTCGCCAGTCGCGTGAGAAAAGACATGTCGCTCTCGTGAGTCTGGTCGATATGCGCGATCCGGATTTGTCCAATCTTCGCCTCGACTTTCGCTTTCAATGAATGGCGGCCAGCGATTGCACCGACGATGCCCGCGATCGTTACACCGTGCCAACTTTTCTCGCGGCGCTCGTGCATCTTGTTCGTCATCGACGCTGACTTCGCACGAATCGTCAGAATGTCCGGCGCCCCGCTATGCTCGACTTCGTCGACAGTGAACGCCCCTTTGTCGATAAGCGACTCGCCAACCCACCCAATCGACAGTTTGATATCGGCGCCACGCTTCGGAATGGCGAACGTGCCTTTCGTATCGTCCACGACAAGGTCGAGCATATCGGGCTCTTCCGCGCGGGACTCCGACAACGTCAGACTGATGAGGTTCGGCGCGAACAGGCGCGAGATATCGCGCCCGTCGAGCGTGATGCGATAGTCGGCCTGGGGTTGCTTGCGCGCGGGTTGCGTCGTTGCTTCCGTCATGCGTCCCCCGACACCTTGCCAAGAACGAACTGCACGACGCTGCCGATCGAATCGCCGTTCATCGTCGAAATCTGCCGCGCTGCCTTGATTGCCTCGTCGAGTTCAAGCCCGGTCGCTGTTGACAAGCCTTTTACGGCGGCGGCCGCCGCTTGCGGCGCCATGCTGCCGATGACGCCGATCGCGGCCGACTTGATCGAATTGATGGACAGGTTCTTGACGTTGTCGACGACTGTCGTCGCGACCTTCACGACTTGGCGCACGTCGTTCAACAGTTCCTTTGCCGCGTTCCCCGACTCGCTGCCGTCGCCCTGCGTTGCAGCGAGCGTTTCGTCGGTTACGCGTTTCAACGTGAGGTTGAATTCGATTTTCTTGGCGATGCCGGCCGGCGTGTGATACGTCGCCGTTTCGTTCAGGCTCTCGATGACGTATGCGCCGTAGATCGTTCCCGATCCGTCGACGAGCGCATATGCTTCGCCAACGTCGCCCATACGGGCCAGCTCGTCGAGCGACGCGATGGCGCCGACGCCATTCTCGGCGGCAACCATACCGTTCAGCGTGATTGTGTCGTCGCCGGCGCCAGTGTACTGACTGGCGTCGCGTGTTCCGACCCGCGAACTTGTGCGGTGCTTCCAGTTCCGTTGCCGTTGCAGTTCTTTATACGGCGCGGTTTGCAAGCTGAAAACAAACTGATCGAGTGACAACATCATAGCCTTCGTTCCCCTATCAATCCGAAAGCCGCGCGCCGATGCGCGACTGCTTCGCGCGCTCGTGCCGTTCCAGTTCTGCGCGCACCATGCGACCTATTTCCGCCGCGTCCATACCCGGCTGCGGATAAATGTTGATGGTGATCGGCCCCGACCCGACAGCACTATCCGCGGTCGATGACGATGCGGCCAGCGGCGGGCGCCGATCGATCGGGACAGCCGACTGCACGAGCGTCGTGTCGGCCGCGAGTGCCGGCATCCCGAACGACGTTGTTGCAACAGTCGCGAGCGCGACGGCCGCACGGGCTACCTTCCCCTGCCCGCCTTCCATGCCGATTGCAGCGCCTTCGCTGACGAATCCGCCCAGCTCCCCGAAAACGCGGCTTGGGCTATGAATCCCGAGCTTTTCTTTGAACCACGACACGGTGGAATCCGCGACGCCCGTAATTGCGTCTTTCACCGAGCCGAGCCCGTTCTTGATGCCGTTGACGAGGCCCGACATGATGTTCGCGCCGAATTCGACGAAGCGGCCGGCGGCTTCGGCCGCAACGACGACGATGTTCGCGAGCCATGCACCGAAGCCCTTGCCGGCGTTGGTCGCGGCGTCGAGGCTTTCCTTACTGGTATCGACCGGCCCCAACAGACGTTTGATCCAGCCCCACACGTTCCCGATTGCATCCACGAGCCAATCGAACACGGGTTTCAAAGGTGCGAACATGCTGCCGAGGACACCGAATACGCGACTGAAAAGCGGCGCAAGCGGCTTGAGCCCTTCCGTCAGCCCTTGCCAGAATCCTGAGAAAAACGCCTTGATCGGCTCCCAATATCGGACGATCAGCAGCGCGGCGACGGCGATAGCCGTGATGACGAGTCCGATCGGGTTCGTCAGCGCGAGTCGGCCGACGAACAACAGCGTTTGCCCGAGCCCCGCAAATGCGGCTGCTACGCCGCTGATCGCGCTGGCGGCGCCGCCCTTGATGAGACTGATGCCGCCCTTTGCCGCGTCGGCCGCAACGCCTGACGCGCCGCGCCGCGCGACGTACTGTCGCGCCATCGTCCACCGTGACGCGGCCGCCGCGCGCGTGGCGGCCATCTGCGCGGCCACGGCACGCCAGAGCTGAACCGTGTACTGTCGCGCGGCGCCGATACCATCCTTGAGCGCCGTCCCGGCGGATACGCCCCACTTCTTTACAGATTCCTTCGCCGCTTGGCACGCGGCCGGCACGCGCTGCCCGACGGATTTCACGTAGTCGCGAACGGTTGTCCAGGCGCCGCGCGGTGACGATGCCTGCCACGCCGTCGACAGTGCGCCGCGAATGCGCGTCGCGCCGGCTTGAGCCGATTTCCCGGCGCCCGTCGCGGCACCTGACATGCGACGGAACGCGCCGGCGCTGTTGTCGAGCACGCGCGACAGGATGCCGCCGCGCATGCCGAGCGTCGTCATGCTGAAACGCAGCACGGCCAACGGCCCCAGCACGCCGGCGAGCACGATCACGAGCGACCCGGCCACGACGAGCAGCGCACCGAATGCGGCCGCAACCGACAGGATGATTTTCGCGGCGGTCTGATGTCGCTTGATCGCGCCGAGCAGCCGCTCGAGAATTGCTCGCGTCTTGTCCAACGCCGCGTTGTACATCGGTGCGATGCTCTCGCCGATTTCGGTTCGAACGTTTCTCAACTTCGACAGGACGTCGAATTCCTTGCCGTTAATTTGCTCTTTTGCAAGTCGGTGCGTATCGTCGATGCCGTAGGCGCCTTTGTTCAGGCGTTCATTTTTATGAATCTGGTCACGCTGCATGTACATGGTCGTGAACAGATTCGATGCCGTCCGGTTGGTGAAGATCGTCGAAATCATGTCTTTCACCTTGTCCGGATCAGTGATCCCCTTCGCGGCCAGCTTCGGCAGGAACACTTTTTCGAGCCATTCGAGCGGCGACGCCTTGAACAGATCGCCGCCGGTCAGCGCGCCCGGCTTGATTTCCTTGATCGTCCCGATTTTCGTATCGACAACCTTTTTCCGATCGAGCAGCCCGAGCGCGATCATCTGGTTCGCTGCCCGCTTCGTAGTCTTCCCTTGGTACGCGTTACTGTAGGCCGACATGAGGCCCGTACCGACGCCATGACCACCCATTTCCTGAATCAGCGGTTCCATCTGGTAATAGAACGCGTCCTGCCGCATCTGCTTCGCTGCAACGCCGCCGGTCTGGATGAAGTTGCGCCACTCGTCGCCGCCGACGCGGCCGCCGGTCGCCGACAGGACTTTTTGCACCATGTTCGCTTCGTTCTTGAACGTCGCTTCGTCTTTCGTGCCGCCGCGCAGCTCGATCACTTTCAGCATGTTCATGAACTTCTCTTCGTTCGCATGCGCGTCTTCCGCACCGAACAATGTGTCGTTCGCAAACTTCATTTTCGACAGCGTCGGCATCACCATTTGCGCGTGATGCTCGTCGGCGAAGATGGAAAGCGCGTCACGCATCAACGTCATGTTGTCGGACGTGCTGACGCCCATCGTGTTCATAGCGCGAACGTATTTTTCAGCATCCTTCGTCGCTTGATCGCCAAGCCCGAACGCCGTGATTCGCGCGCGCTCGTTCTGCATTTTCTTCGCTTCGTCGAGGGTGCCGGCCAGATCGCCGAGGATATGCCCGCCGGCTGACTTCGCCGCGTAGCCGCCGACGGCCATCCCTGCCGCGACGCCCTGCATGGCCTGCATTTTCGACCGTGCTGCGCCTACGCGTCTTTCGCGGTCAGCCAGCTCGCCGAGTCCGCGCATTTGGTCGCTGATCGTCGCGTTTGCCGACGCCATGCTCGCACGCAAATCGCGCTCGTGCTGCGATAGGTTTCTGGTGTTGATGCCGGCGCCGGCAAGCTGATCGCGCAACGCCTTCACGCGTGCGGATTGCTTCTCGTGTTCAGCCGACAGCCGCGCGGCGGCTTGCTTCGCCTTGTCGAAGTCCGCGATCATCTGCCGCGACGGCGGGCCGAACGCACGCAGCGACCCGGCCAGCTCCGAGACTCGACCACGCGCCGCGCCTAGCTGCGACGCGGTCGCGGCGAGCCCCGTGCGCATCTGCCGAAACTCGCCGACGCTCTTTTGCGTCTTCCCCATTTCGGCCAGCTCGCGGCGCGTCTCTTTCAGCGAACTGGCAAGCCCCTTGTTACCGGCCAGCATATTTTTAAGGGGCTTCGTCATGTTGTCGATCATGTCGAACACGACGCGAAGTTTCAGGGCGTTGTCCATCGTTACTCACTTCCGTTGCGAACACGCGCGCGCTCGCGCCAGTCCATCAGTTCAGTCAGCGTGAAGGCGTCCATCATCGGCGGTGTCCAACCGCCGAACACGGTCGCGATATCCGCCATCGCGTCTTCTATTCGGTCTGGTAGCCCAGTTTCGATTTCACGGCCTTCGGCATCAAAAAACCAGCGAAGATACCTCCCAATTGAACGAGGTCGGCCGGGTCGATATTGGCCACATCGGCTTCCGTCAGCGTCGGTGCGCTGATGCGCGGCAGCACCTTCGAAAGCGCGACAACGTCGAGGTTCACGAGGTCGGACAGCGACACGCCACGCAGCTCGCCTGACTTCGGCTTGCGCAGTGTGATGCGGTCGATCGTCTGGCTTCCGCGCACGAGCGGCGTGTCGAGCGTGAGCGTGTTCGGGTCATCCTGGCTCTGCGCTTCCGGCAGTACGGTTTCCGCGTTTGCGGCTTGGTTCGTTTTCATGGTGTTCCTCTCGAATGATCGATAGATGACTGCCTCGCCGGTATCTCCGGCCGAGGCAAAAAATTACAGCCCGATTGCCGTGCGCAGCGTCGCGAGCAGATCGCTACCGTTGATCCGCTCGATCATGTTGACGAAGTCGATTTCGATGATTTCCTCGCCGTTGATCGACAGCTTGTAGTAGCTCGCGACCGTCGTCACCTTGAACGAGGTATCTTCCTTCGCCTTCGCCGATCCCGGATCGATTTCGCTATGCCGGCCCTTGATGACGATCTCGATCGAATCGACGCTCGCCGAGTCTTCGGCCTGATAGCCGCCGGCGAAACGCAGCAGCACGCCGTCGTGCTGCGTGATGCCGTACTGCTGCAACACGCTTTTCATGAAGCCGCCGGCAGTCCATTCCATCTGAATGCCTTCGTTGCCGAAATCGACCTTGATCGGGCCGCCCATACCGCCGCCCTGCCAGTCTTCCATTTTTCGCGTCAGCTTCGGAAGCGTGACTTCCGCAACCTGCCCGACGAAGTTCTCGCCGTTCTGGAACAGGTTGAACCCCTTGAGTTTGCGCGGCAATGCCATGTTCGTTTACTCCTGTATGTGCGGTTTTGCGCGCCGGTTAGGCGTTGACCTTCGATGCGAAGTCGGCGAGATAGCGGTCGGTAATGCGTTGGCGCAGCGTGAGGTTTTCGAGCGGCGGAACAGGCGTGTAGTCGTAATCGATGTACGCTTGCCCGGCCTTGAGCACGTCCGTCGTGTTCGGCTCCGGATCGAACCACGACGAGCCGCCGATCAGATAGCCGAGCGAAACCCACTGTCGGAATTTGCCGTTGATGCTCTCGATAATGTCGCGCGGCAACGACGGATTCAGCGGGCCGTCGACATTCACCATTTGCGCCAACGCGATCGAATCGCCGACGACCTGCGCCGTGCGTGTGTAGTTCTCGAACGCGAACAGCGGATCGTCCGAGCACGTGCGCGAGCCCCAGAATCGAAAGCCGTTTTGGTTGATGAGCGTCGTCACGTCCTGTTCGTTCAGGTAGCCGGCATCGGTCGACGGGTCTTGCAAATCCCACGACACATCAGCACTGATGCCGGTAACGCCGTTGACGGCGACGTTGGACAGCGTCTTGTGCCAGCCGATATCGTTGTCGATCTTCGCGCGCAGACCCATCGCGACCGCGACGGCCGACAGTTCGACGGTCGCGTTGGAGGTATCGTCCCACGCGAGGAAATTCGGCCACAGGATCATCAGTTCGCGCGCGGCGAACTGCTTGCGGTACGCGGTCGCCTCTTCCTTCGTTTTCGCGCCAGCGGCGTACGCGTAGGCGAACCCCTTCAACGCCTTCGCGGTGGTCACGAGCGCATTCGCGACAGGCAGCGTGTCGAGGAACGGCGCGCCGAGAATCCGCGGCTTCACGCCGAGTTTCGCTTGCGCCGTTAACAGCGCTTTCAGGCCCGTGTATTTGCCTTCGGCCGTCACCGTGCCGACAACGTTCGACGTGGTCGCCGCATCGTCGGCGCCTTCGGCGACGCGGACGATAACGGTCATCGGCTTGGTTTGCGCGCCGATGGCCGTCAGCACCTTACGAAGTGTGCCCTGCTTTCCGGCCCTCCCGAGCGCGGCGATAACGTTGGTGATGAGCACGGGCGTATCGAGCGGGAACGTCGCCGGGTCGGCATCCTTCGCCGTACACACGAGGCCGAGGATTGCGGTCGAAATGGAACGGATCGGCCGCGATCCCTGATTGATCTCGACGAGGGTAACGCCGTGGTGATAGCTATCGAGCGCCATATTGCAGACTCCAATTGAAAAGGTGGAAATGACGCGATCAGGCGATCGCAATCAGGAAATCCGGCGCCGCCGGCAGGTCAATATCAGGCCACTGTTTGGCATCGCTGATATCACGCAATGCCTGACGGTATTTGATGACGGCGGCGTACTGCGCCGCTGTCAGCGTCGTCCCTTCGCCGATCACCAACTCGTCTTGGTGTCGCGCGACAAGCCAGTCCGTCGCGGTCAGCGCCGCGTCTCGTTGCATGCGTTTCGTTTCGGCCGATTGCTCGCGCGTTGGCGGCAGAGGGTCCAGCGCGACGGCCGCGCCTTCCGCGTCGACGCACAGGCGCTTTCCGGCGCCCTGCGCATTGACGAGTGCGAGCCATTGCTCGTCCGTGACATCAATCACGACGGCGCCCGCCGGCGCGGGGCTGTCAACCGTGTCGTAGAACGCGACGATTTGGCGATTCGCGTCCATTTCAGCTTGCTTCTGTCCCATAGCACTAGCCTCAATTCAACCTTGTCAGAATCCGATTGCGATCCACGAACCGGAGATAGTCCCGTTCCAGTTATTGGCCGCCACGAACGTGGTTTTCGACTTACCGCCGACCGTCCATCGGTAAAGCGTGCCATTCGCGACGGCGTCGTCGGAAGCGCATGCGAGCGACAGGCATGCATTGGGGAACGCCACCGGAAACGCAATCATCGGGTTCGAATTTGCGGGCACGGAGACATTTCCCCACTGGATAATCAGCCCGCTCGGCAGCTTTTGGTAGCCGTTGCCGCCGAGCGATGCGTTGAACGATCCGGTGTATTTCAACTGCGCCGAACCTCCGTACACCAGCCATGTGCTGCCCGACCCCGACGACACGATGTAGATATTGTCGTTGATGCCTACCGGCAGAGACGATGTGCCGGACGTGCCGGCGAACGTGTCTGAGCCGTTCGAAGCCACGGTGAGCAGCGCGGCGCCCGTGTTGGTGATCCAAAACCCCTGCCCGGCCGGGATGGAGGCCACAGGCGGCAGGGAGACGGTTCCGTCCGCCGTTCCGAAGTAATTCACCTGCTTGCCGAGGTCGGCAACGGTCAAGGCTCGAACTGGCGAAAGGTTAACAACACCCGAGAAGTTGCCCAACGCGCGCTGGACGAACTGCGTCGTCGCAAGCTTCGTCGAGTTGTCGAACTGCGATGCCGTGACGCCTCGACTCTGCGCAAACTGAATTGCCGCGCTACCGCCAGTGACATCCCATTCGGCAACGCCCCGAGAAACGAGCACGAGCGAGTCACCGACCTGCAACGTCACCGGCTGAACCTTCCCAGCGGACCAGATGAAGTCGTCGCCCTGCGTTGTGACCGTGATCGGCCCCGTTCCGAAATTCATGAACGTCAGTACGCCGCCATTTGGCATGGATGAACCCGCAGGAAGCGTAAGCACTCCGCCACCGGCCCCATACCACTGGATAGCCTGCCCGGCCTGTGCGGCCGTAAGTGTCGTGTTGGCGTTCAGCGCCGCAAATCCGGAGATATTCCCGAGCGCGCGTTGAACGAACTGCGTCGTAGCGAGCTTCGACGAGTTGTCGAACTGTACTGGCGTCTGGGCTACCGGGCTACGCGTGTAGTGGCTGATAACCGTCCAATTGGATGCATCCGACGTAAGTTCGACAGTTGCGCCGACATCGAGCAAGAACGTCGATGCCGCCGACGCTTGGTTATAGATGCTCGCGGAAGGCGTCAATATTGTCACGGCAGTGCCGTTTGAAGTCACATTTGTAATCGTGAACGAAATATTGTTCGTCGTCGGAGCGGGCAGCGTGATCGCAGACGGCCCGGTGCCGCCCGCTTCAACCCATGATCCAGAGTCGGAATTCGCGAGTGTGGCCGAGCCGTTGATGTATTTGCGAGTCTGGAAATTCCCCGACGCCTGCTGAACAAAGGCCGTCGTCGCGAGCTTATTCGAGCTGTCGAATTGTGGTGCGGTTCTCCAGTTTGCACCGGACATTACCGAGGAATACGGCAGCGATACCGAACCGCCGACCAATTCCCAATGGTCGATTCCGTTCGATTGCAGCGCCATCGTGTCGCCGCTGTTCATCACAATCTTCGAACCGGCCGCCGGGATCGTGTCCGTACCTTGCGCGGCAAACGTAACGGCTCCGACGCACATGCTATAGGCTTCGATGCGAGCACCGCCCGGTACGCCCCCGGCCGGAGGTAGCGTCAGCGTGAATGCCGCCGGGCCGCCGGTATAGATCACGGCGCCACAGACGGAACTCGGTAATGTCGCGGTCCCCGTGTACACCTCGAAGCCGGTCGCCTTCAAGCCTTGGCGTTGCACAAAGGCTGTCGTCGCGAGCTTTGTGCTGTTGTCAAACTGGGGTGCCGTCGTGAAATTCGCACCCGACAGTGCCGTCGAGTACTTCAATTGAGCACTGCCGCCAGTCGCAATCCACTGATTCGACGGAATGGCGACCAACAGCAAATTGTCGTTCGGGCTGACGACGACGTTACTATTGTTGCCGTTGCACAGAATCGTATCCGAGCCCGCGCGCGCCACCGTTACCGGCGCACTGCCGGAATTGTTGAACAGAAATGCCCCACCTGGAGGCATGGCGGAACACGCCGGCAGCGTGAAGGTAGACGCCGCGCCACCCCAGAAGTTGACCACTGTCCCGGATTGCTCCGCTTTCAGCGTCTGGCTTGACGTGTAGGCGCTGAACGCTTGGAAGTTGCCGAGTGCGCGCTGCACAAACGCTGTCGTCGCGAGCTTGTCTCCGCTGTCAAACTGCGGCTGTGTCACGCTGGATTGCTTCCCGTTGAAAGCGATCGCTTCGTTCGTGAGCACCCATGTTCCGCCCATAACGTCCCATTCGGCCCCGCTACGGTTCACGAGGATGACGGTGTCATTCGGCCCGAGCGTGATTGAAGTGTTCGATGTGCCGAATCCCGCGCCGGGCGCATAGATGAATCCGCCGGCGGGTGCCTTGATCGTGAACGTCTGTCCGACCCCGCCTTGCGCGTAGAAATGGATCGCGCTGCCCGCATTGGCCCCGTTACCCGATGGCAACGTCGCGGTGCACGACGTGCCGCCAAACTGGACCGCACAACCGAACGCGCTCGCGTTGAGCATGGTGTCAACGCCGTTCACGACCTGTACGTTCGCAAAGTTGCCGAGCGCGCGCTGCACGAACGAGGTCGACGCGACCTTTGTCGTGTTGTCGAACTGCGGGGCCTGCGGCGTCTGAGGCGAACCCGTGAAGGCCGGCGAATCGCTCTTTGCATATTGCGGATGCGGATTCGCCGCCGCTGCGTGCGCCTCTTGTTGATCCTTCAGGTAACGCGTGCGGTTCGCGAGCTGGCGCGGCTGTACGTTGTCGATACCATCGGGGCCGCCAACGACCGGGTCGGACGTTTCGAGCTGGTAAATCCCCTCTTCCCACTTCGAATTTTCCGCGAGATTTGCCATTACGTCGCACTCCCTCTGTTGTACTGGCCGTTGCGCTTCGCAATGCCGTTGTGTCGAATAGGCGCCGCACTGTAGTCGAGCGCGGCCAGCATCGAGCGTTGCGGTGCATAGCGCTCGAGAACGGCTTTCAGGTTTTCTGCTTGATCGCGGGTAATCGGCTGCGTCAGCTTGACGATGTATTGCGCCCACGCCGTCGGGTCGCCGTGTATGTAGTCACCGTTGCGCCTCACCGACCCGTCGCGCCGGCGAATTCCGCGCCCCTCGATTAACGTCACTTCACCGAAGCCGAGCCGCCGAATCACTTCGCGAATCGCCCACGGCGTGCCGCGCTTCTGGTGCAACTGGATAGCGGACTTGATCAGCGCGCGCCGGGCATCGTCCGATTCAGCCAGCTCCCAACCGTCGACCGACACTTCGGCGGCCAGATACGGCAGAAACGATGCCGGGCATTTGTCCGGGTTCCAGTAGTCGCGAATCGGTATCGGCAACGTGTCGACAGCCGCGAGTGCGTTCGCGGTACGCACTTCGAGCGTCGTCGCATTGGGCGGTAGCAGCTTAGGCATACAGTCCGCCGTATTCGATGACGACCTCGACGCAATACGACGCCTGCGTTCGATCGATCGCGATATCGCCGACCGGTTCGATCAATTCGGTTCTCGAAAGCCCGGCGGCCTGACACACGCCTTTGATCGCCGACTCTGCGACGCCGATCCCGATTCGATGCACCTTGTCCGCGTATGCCTGCGCGTTTTTCCTTGCCTGTGCGATCAGCACGTCGGCACCGACACCTGTCCGGGTGTAGCACTTCGCGCGAATGCGATAGCGCACGATTTCGGCCGATTTCACCAGTACCGTATCGTTCAAGGGCCGTTGATCTTCGGCACTCAGCGCGGTTTGAACCGCCTGACACAGGGCATCCGATGCCGTGCCGTCGCCCTCGCTCGACAGCAACGACACGAGCACGTCGCCCGGTCGCGGCCGCGAGGTCTGCGCGTCGATGATGCGACCGTCGACTGCGCGCGCCTTCGTGACATACGCTGCCGAAGGGCCTGCGACACTGAATCCCTGCGGCGCGAGCTGGATTCGCTCGCGCAAGCTGTCGTCGGTTTCCATGACCGCGTCGACGTTGTTTGCCGGATCGGCGGGCTTGACTACGAGGCGCATGAGGCCGAACAGCGCCGCGCGCTGTTCCAGATCGTTCCCCATCGCGAACGCGAGCATCACCGCGCGCACCGCGTCATTGACGCGCTGACGCCATACGAGTTCGCGATAGCTGTTTTCCTGCAGGAGCCGCGCGAGCGGTTCGGATTCCAGTTCCAAGGTCGCGGCAATCTCGGCCTGTTCGTCGGCCGGCCAGAGCGAAACCATTGCCGCCTTACGCGTGGCGTAGATCGTTTCGAAGTCGAGCACTTCGAGCGCGTCCGGTAGCGGCAGGCTCGCGAGGTCGATCAATGCTGACGTGGTCATGCGACATTCCCCCTGTCCAGCGGAATACGCGCGCGCACGGCGTCACCGGAAACGGTCGTGTACCCCTCGATATCGACGAACTGCTTTCCGGCATAGGCTTCGCCGACGGTGTCATCCTCGATCGTGAGTTGCACGCGGGTCAGCACGAGCCGCGGCTCCCAGCGCATCAGCGCGGTTGCGATCGCCGCATAGAGGCGCGTGCGCTCGGCGCCGTTGTTCGGCGCGTCAACCTGCCCGAACAGATCGGAACCGAACGTCCGGCGCTTCACGCACGCGGCGAGCGGCGTCGAAATGATCTTTCCGACCGATTGGTAGAGGTGGTCGAGGTCGGCGATCGCGCGGCCGGTTGTCGCATTCATCCCTTTCATTTCGGTTCGCTCACGTCGTTGCCGTCGCCTTGTTCGCGGTGCGTGTGATGCGGCAAGCTGATCCCCTGCGACTTCACTTCGCCCGTGAAGTCCGCCGCGCCGTCGATTCGCATCGTTTGGCCGCCGGCAGCACCGCCCCGGCCGGTCATGCCGGATTCGAACGTGAACGGGCCTTCAACGGTCATTGAACGCGTCACGGTCACGTCAGCGTCGAGCGTGACCCGGTCGGCCTTGATGGTGGCGGTCTGCGTGTTGACGTTGACTGCGCCCGGCGCCGTCACGTTGATGGTTGCCCCTGCCGGCAGGTCGACGCCGAGCACGTGCGCGGCATCGTCATACGCGACGACGGCGCCATCGCGGTATGTGCGCACGTCGGTATTCGGTCTATGGTCGGGGGCGGGAAATGCGTCGGAGTAGAACCCGCAGAGCGCGACGCCCTGCGCGGGGTCGCCCATCGGGCATAGGAGCATGACCTGTTCGCCCTTGGTCGGCGCGCGCCAGTCGCGCGTGTTGCCGGCCGCAAGTGCGAACCAAGGAATCCAGTTCGTTTGGAGCGAGCCGCTTTCGTCGTCCAGATCGCCAACCGACACACGGCAAAGCGCCGCGCCGTGGTCTACGTCGAGAATTGAGCCCTTGCGAACGGCGTTGCGCGCCTGTCGCTGAATTTCGTTAGCGTCCATGCCGGCCATGTTGCCGGCCGCACGCGCGCGAGGCGAGCGTCGCCCCGTGTGAGCGTCGCGGGTACAAAAAAGCCCCGGCGGTCGGGGCTATTTCGTGATGTGCTTGAGCAACAGGTCGCGTATCAGCTCGCGATCGACGTCGGTCAGGCCGAGCAGCACGCGCGCCGGGTACTTGTATTCCGGGCCGCCCGGCGCGACGCGACTGCGCTCGCCGAACTGGTGGATACGTGCCAGCCGCGCCACGCGACCGTCGAAACCGATCGCGAGGCCGGACGCGTCCGTCTCGATTTTCAGGAAGCGCCCCGTGCGCATCTTGACGAACATCGCCGACCGCTTGACGCGGCCGCGCTTGTCGCGTTGCCGGCCGCCGGGCTTCACGCGCGCCTTACGGGCGTCGTATGCCGTTCCGTCCGGGTTCTTCTGGCCGGCGATGCGCTGCTGCTGGCTGCGACGCAGCGTCCGCGCAATGTCGCGCATGGCTGCAACCCTGCCGGCGGGTTCGAGCCGCGCGAGCAGGCCGGACAGGAGCGATTCGACGACGCTCAGTTCGTCCACGGCTGCCCCGTCCACGTGATTCCGTCCGGATGCTGAGAATCGTCGACGTGCTCGAATGTGCGCGAGCCGTTGTCGTTGACCTTCACGACGACGCTTTCGGTAAGTTGGAGCTTGATCGACACATCGGACGTTTCATTGTCGAGAATGTCGATCTCGTATGTGATGCCGTGTGCGCGCTCGTCGGGGTTCAGTAGCAGATCGGGCTGGTTCGCCCGCACCCATTCGATGATCGCGAGAAACAGTGCATCGGCGTCGCCCGAGAAGTCGAGCAGCAGTGCATGACACACGTATCGATATTCGAACGACAAGCCCTTCGCACCGGTTGCCGCGAGCGAGCCGTTATCGATGAACACCGTCAACCGCTCCGGGCTTTCCACGAGCCGAGGCATTGCCGCCTCGATCGCGGCGCGGAGGCTCCCCGGCTTATTCATGCTTCGCCGTCCCGATTTCGGCGTCGATTCTCGCCTGCGCCTTCGCCTGGCAGTCAACAACCATGTCGACCTTGGCCGCGCACATACCCCATGCGCCCTTGGCTGCTTCGAATGCGTCGTGCAGCTCGCCGTTAGTGCGCGGTGCCATCGCTGGCAGCGTGCATCGGCTGATCGGCTGGCATTGCAGCACTGAAATCGTCGGCGCCGGAGTAAGCGGGGCTTGCTGACAGGCGGACAACGTCAGCAGGCAAAGGGGTATCAGCCCACGAGCGGACAGTCGGGTTTTCATGGATCACCTTTCGGATTTCTTCGCGGGCGGCCGCGAGCTTCGTCGCCACCTTGCCGGTCGACACGTCGAGTTGTTGCTGTTGCTGCGCCTTGTCGCTGGCCTCCTGCCGCAGCGCGCCAATCACGCTGTCGCGTCCGGCGACCGCCTGACCTGCGCATGCGACCTGACCTTGCGCGGCGGCCAACTCGGCGCGCAACGCGCGAACGTAGAGCACACCGCCCACGAGCAGCGCGAGCGCGGCCGCGCCGGCGACGAGCTTCACGGCGAACGGGTTCATGCGACCGCCTTCGCCGCATCGGCGTACTTGTCATATGCCCGCGCGAGCTTCACGTCGTACAGGTTCCGCGCGTAGCTGGGGCCGTTATAGCCGCGCGCGAACACCGCCCACTTGCGCCCCTTGAGCGCCGCGACGAGCGTCGGATCGGCCGCGACGTAGCGCACGAACGCGTCGAGTTGATCGCCCTCGCCGTTTTCCATCCGAGCGACGAAGTCGTCGATGCCGGAATAGCCGAGCCGTTCCCAGTGGTAGCCCATCACCTGAAATGCGCCCCAGCTTGCCGATTCGTATGCGGCGGCGGTGGAGCCAACGTTGGCGATCAGCTCGGCGACCCCGAGTCGCGTGTATTCGGCTGCGCCGCCTTGATAGCCGCCGGTCGCCCGTGAGCAGATATTCGGGTACTTCGCCGCGATGGGCGCCGGATCGACGCCGCGCGCTTCGAGGCGCTTCCAGAAAATATGGCGTTCGAAGAGGATTTTCGGTCGGCCGTCGGCCAAGAAACCCGACCCGGTCGATTCCACTTCATTGACTGCACGCACGCATGCGACCGGCACGCCGAGCCGATCGGCCGCGTTCACAATATCGGCGTCGGCGAGGTGCTTCGGATCGCGTCGACCGGTTGCGATCGCGGCGAGCGTCTTCGGCCCGGCAATGCCATCGTCGACGAGGCCGGTTTTTTTCTGAATAGCCCTGACCGCGGCTTCGGTCGCGTCATCGTAGACGTGCGTCACGTCGACCGGGAAGCCGGCGCGGGTAAGGCGCCGTTGCAGCAGTCCCACGTCGTCGCCGTAGTCGCCGAGGCGATGCGTTTTCATGATTGTTCACTCCGCAAAAGCCGCGCGACGTTGCCACGCGACGCAAACACAAACAGCGCAATAAGCGCGGCGGTCGCCGCATCGAAGAAATCGACTTGCTCGACGTGCAACGCCAGATCGATCGACGCCCCGCCAGAAACGACCACGATCGCCCATGCGACCCAAGACACGTGATACCGATGGCGCGCGCCATTGCGTCGGTAGGTCAGCACACGCACGAGCGCGGCGAAGTGCGCAGCAAGCGCAACGACGGCAAACGAGATGTGCATGGCTGTCACTCCCCTTTCTTCAGGAACGCGAGCAGGTCGACGGATTTGAGCCGGTCGATAAGCTGCAACGTGACCGTGATGACGAGTGCGGCGGCGAAGAACCCTGCGACGCCCGTCGAGTGAATCGGTGTCACGTTGACGATTTCCGGCGCCGCGATGTAGCCCATCACTAGCGAAATCAGCATGTACGCGATCCGCGTGAACACGCCGATTTCCTTCGACGTAACGACGACGAGCGCCGCGCCGGTAAATGCGCCAATCAGTGCGTTTCCATCGATGCCCGGCGCGAGGCCCGCGACACCGATCGCAGCCGACAGCGCTGCGGCGGTAGTGGTGTTCGGTTCGGCCATTCGCCGGCTCTCCCAAAGTCAATCAAACAATTGCACGAGCGGGGCCGTGCTCGCGACGGTTTCGATATCGGGCAGGTAGACGAGCGTCCCCATCGGAATGACGACGCCGTAATCGGCGAGGCCGGCATTCGCTTCGAGAACCGCCTCGACAGTCCCATCCGTGCGGCCGTAGTACCGCCAACAGATCAGGTCGACCGTATCGCCCTGTAGCGCAGCGACGTTCATCGTTGAAGGGCTGCAATGCAGGCGGCCAGCAGAAACGACGACATGGCGGGCATCACCACGTCGAGCACTTTCCATCCGTCCCACTGCCAGGGGAACAGACCGACGTTCCACACCGTGACCGTCGACGCAGCGCCCTTCGCGGCAAATTGCATTTCTGCGGTCTTGCGTGACCAGTACCAGACGACGACCGACGCCGCGCCAAACCATACGTTGCCGGTCGCTAGAGTCATCGGAACCTGAATCGCGATCCCTTCGAGGCAATGCGACAGCGAGCGGCGCCAGCGTGCGCCCTGAATCCATGCGAGAAGTTGCGTCAGCATCGTGAGTCCTCCGCCGTTCAGATCAGATCGATCGTGCTGCGGCGAATGCCGCGAATGTCGTTCATCGCCCAACGCGCGTTTCGTCGCGATTGGCAAACCGTCTCGTCGAGGCTTTCGGCCTTCTGGCCGCCCGACTTCGTCGAGTCGTAACCGCTGTATTTCTCCGTGATATCCGCATGCGTCAGGCTGTAGACCGCGCGTTCGTAGCGGGATACCTGGATGCTGACGCCGTCGACCGTCGGAGCCGGCACCGACGCGAGGCCGGCATGACCGGCCGCAACCTGTACAGACCGCCACTGCGCAAGGTCGGCGTTCACGGTCGAAATCGCCTCGATCACCGCGCGTCTTAGGCGCTCGGCCGTCACGGTTCCGTCGAGTTTCGTCGACTCGCGCAGATCGTCGATGTTGATGTCGGGAAACCATCCATCGTTGACGATCGTCGCGCCGGCGCCGGGCGCGCCTGCCGCGTTCGTTCGGGCGGGGGCGATAAAGCTACTCATGACCGTGACTCAAATATAGGAGGCGGTGGGCCGGCGTTCGTGTCCCGTTGCCGTCAGGTGTAGGGATCAGGAACGCCGGCGCCGCCTTGCCGGGGTGGGCTCTATACGTGCGGGCGGCCTTACGGCGGCCGTCCGCATCGCTCAACAGGGCTTCCAGTCGAGCAATGTTCTGTTTCACGCCGGCGCGGTCGTCGAGCGACAGCGCCGCTTTGAAGTTCTGTACGGCCTGACTCGCGCGGCCCCAATCTTCGGCGTCTTCGAGCTTGTCGTCGCCAATGAGGTTCATCGCGGTCATGCCGATCGCTTTGAGCAGCTTCGCGCGAATCTGGTCGTGCATGTCGAGGTCGGCCGTCAGGTCGAGAATTTCGACAAGGTGCTCGATGACGAACGGCTCGTCGTTCTTCGCCGCGACCAATGCCGCCGTCGCGAATTCTTCTGCGACCGCTGCGCCGACGGAGCGCTCGTATTGATCCGGAAGCGTCAAGCCGTGATGCAGCGCATAGCGGGCGATTTCGAGTGCGCCGACGTAGTCGCCGGCGTCGATGCGCCAGATCATGACCGTCATCAGCACATCGTCTTGACCGCCCCGCCCGCCGGCGAGCGCGCCCGACACGTATGCGTCGTACTCGGGCAGCACTTCGCGCTTCACTTCGACCTTTCGCGCGACGGATTGAATCGACTTCAACCGACGCTTGTCGGTCACGAGCTTGACGAGCATCAGCTCGTATTGGCTCGCGCCGGCGAGGGATTGGCCGGGCGCCACCGAGGCGGCCGCCTGCGCTGCGCGAATGCGCTGTTGGTGTCGGCGTGCGGGGCTGGTCATGGTCAGGCTACCGGCTCGATTTCGATGTTTTCCACGATCGCGCCACAGCCGTAGTCCTCGACGACATACGCTTCGTTGCTCGACTCGTAGTTTTCGATTTGATCGCGCTTCGGGTTGTCGATCAGCGAGCGGCGGCGGCCGCCGTTCTGGAAATAGATCGACAGGTTGTCCAGGCGCGTGACCATCAGCGTGTTTTGCGGCACGAACGGGGCGGTAACCGCCTGCTTGCCGCCCACGCGCTTGCCGCTGATGACGAGGTCGAGCGCAGCCTGTTCGGTCGCGACGTTCGCGCCGTTCACGAGCGGGAAATACTTGTCATGCAGCAGGCCGCTACCCATCACGACGACGACGGACGGATCGTCGCGATACCACTCGTCGAGCAGTTGAAGCGCGTCGATCACGAGCGCGTCGAGGTTCTTGTAATCGGCGCCGGCGACGTTGCCGACCTTGACCTTTTTCGAGTCTTTGACCGCTTCGTGCATCACGCGATCGGGCGCATTGAGGCGATATTTCTGCAGCCAACCGACATTCACGTCTTGCAGCAGCGGGTTTGCCGCACGATCGGACGTAGCCGACCGCGAGGCGCCATTGAAACCGACGCAGATGCGATCGAGCGCCGTGCGCTGCACGATCGCGTCACGAATGCGGGTCTGGAAATCCGGCAGGTGCGCCCATGCGTCGAGGCGCGAATAGCGAATCGCCGTGTCGAAATTGGTCTGAGTGCAGACGTAACCGTTGCTGTCGAGGCTGGTCGGATCGATCGGCGCGCGATCCTGCTTGCTGGTGTCGGTCGTGCTCGCGATCGGCTGGCCGATACCGAGGCCGACTTTCTCGCCGCTTTGCGGGTCGACGCCGATCATGTTGATCCGCTGGAGGAACGCGCTCGACTGCTGAATGCGGCTCTCGAGCTTTTGCTGTACGGACGGGCTGACCGTGAATTTGGTGTTCGCGTCGGGAACGCCGTTCAGGTCGGCGATCGCCTTCACATAAGCGTTGTACGCGAGCCGGGTTTCGTTGCGCATGGGTGATTCTCCGAATCGATGAGGGGTGAAGCCGTTCAGGTGTCGACGCGATCGTTTAACAGTCGGTCTTGTGCTCGGCACTTGTGCCGGTTGCCGGCGGTCGTTGGTTGCCGCCGGGCTGCGTCGACAGATTGGCGTTCAGCTCGGCCAGCGCGCGGGCCGTTTCGGCGTGTGCTGCCTTCTCGGCCGTCAGCGCAGTATCGAGCGACGAAACCTTCGTCGTGAGTTCGTCGACACGGTTCGACTGATCCTTCGAGAACGTCGCGAGTGCTTCGACGGCCTGCGTCATGTCGGAAAATCGCTTGTCGTCGCTCGCGCCCTTCTCTTTCACGAGGCCGAGAATTTCGCCGACGCGCTTGAACACGGCGAGGCCGACGCCGGGCGCCTGCGCGGCGTCGAATTCGATCACCGTTTCTTCGGCCGCCGAAAACAGGTTTTCGGGGCGATGCTTCCGGGTGTTGAACGGGTTTTCCGCGCCTCGACCGGCCGCGAACGTCAGGATTTCGGTGCCGAGGCTTGCCGGGCTGTCGGTCACGGCGAGGCCGACGAGATATGCCTGTTTCGTGTCAGCGAACGAGAAATCGATCTCGACCGACGTGTAGATCTTCTGTTTCGCGTTCACCATGTCGATGAGCGCTTGCGTCGGTTTCAGTTGCGCGTACAGCGCGAGTTTGCCTTTCAGCGGACCATCGGCGATTTCTTCCGACTTGAGCCCGGTAACGTCGCCATACGCGCCGAACGGCTGATTCGCTGACATAGGTGCGTAGCCGCGGATGTGCTCGCAGTTCATGCGTGCGCCGTACAGTGCCGGGTCGTACTGCGCCGCCATCTGCTGAATCCATTCGCGCTCGATGGTGCGACCGTCGGTCGTCGCGCCTTCGACGGCAACGCGAAACCATTTCGTCGTCGCATACTTCGCGTCGACGCCGGCCACCGAACCGATGCCAAACGCTGCGGCACCTGCCGCACCGATACCGCCGAGCACGTCGGCATGCTGGATGCCTGCGCCGACCGCCGTCGCTGCTGCATGCGCGTCGATCGCGAAAAGCGACGCCATCGAGCCGACGGCGATCGCGAGAAGCGACAACTTACGTTTGAACATCGTGTGTACTCCGGCAGGTGTTTGGTTGAGCGATTTGCGTGATGCCATGTTCGCGGTTTGGCGGCCGACGCTCAACGACTAGCCCCTGTCGTCTCCCTGTATACAAATGCCAGCCATGCGCGCGCGCGCGAGCGACGGTTACGCTTTCGGCATGCTCAATACCGCCGACAATCCGATCATCGAAATCGACCCGCGAAAGTCCGCGCGCGCCCTGTTCTTTCAGGGCTGGCGCGTGTCGTCGATCGCGCGTCACATGGGAATCAAGCGCGCCACGGTTGAAGCCTGGAAACAGCGCGACGGATGGGCCAAGGCCAATCCGATCGATACCGTCGAATCGACGATCGAAATGCGCATGAACGCGCTGATCGCGAAGGACAAGAAGGACGGCGGCGACTACAAAGAGATTGACCTGCTCGGGCGCCAGCTCGAACGCTGCGCGCGTATCCGTCGATACGGCGAGACTGGCAAGGAAGGCGACCTAAACCCGAATATCGCTGCGCGTAATGAAGCGCCCAAGCGCAAGCCGGCGAAAAACGAGTTCAGCGATGAACAGCGCGATCGGTTGCTTGAGGCGTTCCGCGACTCGCTGTTCGACTACCAGAAAGTCTGGTTCCGGAACGGGCATCAACGCACGCGGAATATTCTCAAATCGCGGCAGATCGGCGCAACGTGGTACTTCGCGCGCGAAGCGTTGGCCGACGCGATCGATACGGGCCGTAACCAGATTTTTCTGTCGGCCAGTCGCGCCCAGGCGCACGTGTTTCGCCAGTACATCACGCAGTTCGCGCGCGAGGCGGCCGACGTCGAATTGACCGGCGACCCGATCGTGTTGCCGAACGAGGCGATTCTGTACTTTCTCGGCACTAACGCACGCACCGCGCAGAGCTATCACGGCAACTTCTACTTCGACGAATATTTTTGGGTTCCGCGATTCAAGGAACTGAACAAGGTCGCGTCCGGCATGGCCATGCACAAGCAATGGCGCAAGACGTATTTCTCGACGCCGTCGAGCATCGGACACGAGGCGTTCCCGTTCTGGAACGGCACACACATCAATCGTGGCCGAGCCAAGGCTGACCACATTCATTTCGAAGTCACGCACAAGGCTCTGTCGCGCGGCCGGCTTTGCGAGGATAGACAGTGGCGACAGATCGTCACCGTCGAGGATGCCGCGCGCGCCGGATGCACGCTGTTCGACCTCGACGAGCTCCGGCACGAGTACAGCGCCGAGGAATACGCGAACCTGTTGATGTGCCAGTTCATCGACGACACGGCGTCAATCTTCACGCTCACAAACCTACAGCGCTGCATGGTCGATTCATGGGAGCTATGGGAGGACTTCAAGCCGCTGACGGCCCCCTCTCGCCCGTTCGGATACCAACCCGTCTGGGTCGGCTATGACCCCGCGCTGTCGGGCGATAGCGCGGGCTGCGTCGTCGTGGCGCCGCCGGTCGTCGACGGCGGCCCGTTCCGCGTACTAGAAAAACACCAGTGGCGCGGGATGGATTTCGAGGCGCAAGCCGAGTCCATCAAGAAAATCACCAACCGATACCGCGTCGACTACATGGCGATCGATACGACCGGCATCGGCCAGGGCGTGTATCAGCTCGTGAAGCAGTTCTATCCGCGCGTTGTGCCGTTCAACTATTCGCCCGAGGTAAAGGGCCGGCTCGTGCTCAAGGGGCTGTCTGTCGTCGGCAATGCGCGGCTGCAATTCGATGCCGGCTGGACGGACATGGCCGCCGCTTTCATGGCGATCAAAAAGACCGTGACGCCGAGCGGGCGCAACGTCACATACGAGGCATCGCGCAGTGAGGAAACCGGCCATGCTGACCTTGCATGGGCCGTCCTGCACGCGATTTCGAACGAGCCGTTAGAAGGCACTGCGGCACGCAAAAAAGGAAAGGTGGAGATTTACTCATGAAGAAACACACGACGCGCGCGCAGCACGCGAACACTACCCCCAGCGCGGCCGACGCGTCGCGGCCGGCGCAGTCGACCGCATTCACGTTCGGCGATCCCATGCCGATCATGAGCCGGGCCGAATTGCTCGACTATGCCGAGCTTGTGACGATCAACGGATGGTACGAGCCGCCCGTCAGCTTTGCGGGCCTGTCGAAGATTTTCCGATCCGGCACGCACCACGCGTCGGCGATCTACTTCAAACGGAACGTGCTCGCGTCGACGTTCATCCCGCATCCGCTGATGAGCCGCGAATCGTTCCGGCGATGGGCGCTCGACTGGCTGATTTTCGGGAACGGCTATCAGGCTCCCGTGCGCAACCGGGTTGGCGGCGTCATGCGGTACGAGCCGCCGCCGGCGAAGTACATGCGGCGCCGTACTGACCTGCAAACCTACGTGCAAACGAACGGCTGGCAGGCCGTGCACGAATTCGATCCTGGCGCCGTGCATCACCTGATCGAAGCCGACGTGAATCAGGAAATTTACGGCGTGCCGGAATATCTTGGCTCGCTGCACGCGGCAATGCTGAACGAGTCGTCGACGCTGTTTCGCCGACGCTACTACGAGAATGGCAGTCACGCCGGCTTCATCCTGTACCTCACCGATGACAAGGCCGGACAGGACGATATTGACGCACTGCGCGATGCATTGAAGAGCGCAAAGGGGCCGGGCAATTTCCGAAACCTGTTCTACTACGCGCCGGGCGGGAACAAGGACGGAATGCAGTTGATCCCCGTGTCGGAAGTGGCCGCGAAAGACGAGTTCTTCAACATCAAGAACATCACGCGTGACGACTTGCTCGCCGCGCATCGTGTGCCGCCGCAATTGCTCGGCATCGTGCCGAGCAACACGGGCGGTTTCGGCGCCGCCGACACTGCGGCCAAAGTGTTCGGCCGTAACGAAATCGCGCCGCTACAGGCGCAGTTCACGGCGTTCAACGAGTGGGCGGGCTATGAGATTGTTCGATTCGAGCCCTATGCGCTCGACTCGCCGACCGGCACGCCGTGATCAGGCGCGGCGTCCAATAGCGTCGACCACCTGCGCGCGTGAGTAACCGAGCACGGCCGCGCGGTGCAGTATTTCGGCCCGAACCGCACTCGCATTGCGTCCAATCAAATGGCGCTCGCGACTCGTCGCCGGCAGGATGGAGCCGTCAATCACCGGGCCGCTACACACGACCCGGTCGTAGCTCTCACATCGTTTATGATACTCGACGGCCAGTTCGTCGAGCACCGAATCGAATTTTGGCTCGCACACGTAGAGCCTTCGAAATTCATCAGCAGTCCGAACAGCCATCAGAAGAGACTCGGCGGAGTATTTTCTATCAAGCATGAGCGGCACGGTCGAGCACTTCGCGCGCGGCACGCCCTAGCACCTCTTCCGACCACTGATTTACGCTCTCGCCCGCAACGGCCGCCGCGACGCCGACGGCCGCATGCGTTTCCGGCTTGATACGTAGCATCAGCTTTCCGGACGCCGGCTTTTGCGGGGCTCGCTTCATACGTGCGCACTCATCGAGGTAATGGTCGACGGCCGCGTGAAAATCGTCCGTCAGTTCGGCGACCGTCTCGCCGTGAAAGCTGATTTTGTCGTCGACGCCGAGCACGTGCCCGACAAAAATATTGTCGCGGCCGTCGAAATCGACACGGGCGTAATAGCCCTTGTACGTCATTGCGTTGGTCATGGCTTTATCCCCATTTCGTTGAACCAGTCGCGCACATCCTCAACCTGATAGCGCTTTGCCTCTTTGCCCGGATGGGGGCGATGCAGGTAACGGCGAGTTCCGTTCAGCTCGAAGGCGATGCGCGACCCGGCGCCTTCGTGAATGCTGCCGCCCAACGCGACAACCAAAGCTTCGATATCCGCGAACACGATGCCGCCCAAGGTCGGTTTCGTGTAGATCGCGTTCAGCGTTCGGGCGTGTTTCGTTTTCATGGACACATGATAGCACAATTTGATATCACAAGATATCAGATGATAGCAGAAATCGCTATCGCCGCCCGAATCTCAGCGACGCGATAGCGGGACGCTGGCGCCGCCGGGCGGTGCGGGGGGCGCGGGCCTTGCCAAAGCGGTGCGAGCCCGTCCAAGGGGCTGAAATCGAGCAAGCGGCCGGGGTTTGCCGCCGGGGCTGGCGTGCGAGCATCCGACCCCGCGCCCGGAAAATCGCAGTCCCCTCCCCGCCTGCCCGCCTCTCTAAATGGGTCGTTTTTGATGCACCGGCCGCCAGCCGCGTAAACGCCACCGGCGCGGGGCCCCGGCGATTTCACATGACAAAAAAATGATGCGCTATCACGCGTAGAGCATGCATTTTGACGCACCAAAGAACATCGGACGGCCGGACAAACCTTCCATGCAAGCATGATTTGACAAATGCTTGCATATCTCGGCTGAAGGGCATACGATGCAAGCATATTTACGTGAGGTGCTTGCAATGAATCAAGAGTTCGACGAAAGCGATCGCGCGAAAGGCGACCGCGCGAAAGGCGGCCACGCACGAGCTGAAAAGTTGTCCGCTGAGGAGCGTTCGACAATCGCCTCACAGGCGGCAAAAAAGCGGTGGGATGACCGGAAAGCCGCATCGGAGGTCAAGCTTCCTGCTGTCCTGGAGGGATTTGCGAGTGAATTGAATCTCGCAGGCATGAAGTTGCCATGCGCAGTGATTCAGGGGCCCAACGGCGTGCAACGCGTATTGTCAGAGCACGGCATTACCCAAGCGATTTTGGGCACGCGTAGCGGCGCGTCGAAGCGTCTCAAGCGTACGGCTGAAGCAGCCGGCGCATCGATACCGCTTTTCATTGCGCCGAGTCAACTTCATCCATTCATTGACGCGGAATTGCGCGACGGGCCCCTCAAGCCCATCGATTATGAGGATAACGGTCGGGTGGTTCGGGGCTACGACGCCGCGATTTTGCCCGCTGTCTGCAACATCTGGTTAAGGGCACGTGAGGCTGGTGCGTTGCAGAGCCAACAGCTCGCGAAAGCACAGAAGGCCGAAATCTTGATGCGGGCCCTAGCCGAGACCGGTATCGTCGCGCTCATCGATGAGGCCACAGGCTACGAACTCGTTAAGCCGCAGAATGCCCTTCAGCTCTATATTGAAAAGGTCATTCGCAAGGAGCTTGCGGCATGGGCGAAGAAATTCCCAGACGAATTCTACGAGAACATCTACAAGCTCAAGGGCTGGACGTGGCCCGGTATGACCAAGAATCGATACAGCGTCGTTGCTCACTACACACGTGACTTGGTTTATGAGCGGCTTGGTGCTGGCGTACTTCGCGAGCTTGAGCAGAAGAGCCCGAAGAATGATAAGGGGCATCGTTCTAACAAGCTGCACCAATGGCTTACGGATGACGTTGGCAACCCGATGCTAGCGCAACATCTTCATTCAATCATTCTCTTTCAACGACTGGCCATTGCAAATGGCCACGGCTGGCATCGATTTCTGAAAACAGTAGATCAAGTGCTACCTAAAAAGGGCGATACGCTTGAACTGCCCCTGGAATTTACCTGAGTGGTGCCGGGCCCAACGCCGACCGCCAATTGTCGTTGGGCCCCTACCGTGGCAGCATCCCTACTGACGTGCCTCAAACTCCTCCGTGATTCGCGCTGCACCCAACGCCAGCGCCGCATTTCGCGAGATCCCCGATGCACTGGCGATACGGTCGACCCGTTCGAGCAATCCCGGGTCGATATCAAAGCTGATTTTGACTTTCGGCCGCCGTGCGGCAGGCCTAGCGCTCGGCGCGGCCGGTGTTTCGGCGCGCGCGTCGGGCGCACCGGCAATGAATGCGTCAATCGCTGCGTGATCGCGAGCGGCCGGCTTTCTCGAAATCGACATTTGAACCCCTATCTAATTGATATCGTATCGATACCATGTCGATATCTGTTCGATATCGACATGATCCCGTTTAGCTGGCGTCGGTAGTCAGCACGCCGAACACCGCATCTTGCAGACGCTCGATTTCCGCGCATGCGACCGGATCGCGACGCGGCATTTCCTCGACGTGCAGGCCGGCCGCGCTCGCGTTGGCGAACGCCTTGCGGCGGTGGATACGGTACGGCAACAATTCCAGGCTGTCATAGCTGGCGATCACCGATTCGGCGTCGCGGTTGTCCGCGCCCTGCACGTCGGCGCAGTTCAGGAACGCGCATGCACGCAGCGCGCGCACCTTACGCGCCTCGTCGAGCAGCTTCGCCATGTCGTCGAGCGCCCACACGTCAAACGAGCGCGGCATGACCGGCACGAGCACCACATCGGCGGCCATCATGGCCGCGCGAAACGCGCTCGAATCCCGGCCGCCCGCATCGATGACAACATGGTCGAACTGTCCGGCGTGCTTCGTCAGCTCCGCATGCAGCTTTGCGCCGTCGTCGTATGCGGCGGACGCGATCCCGGGCCGTTGTCCATACGAGCGCGCGGCCATCGCCGACGCGCTCGACTGCTGGCGATCGCCGTCGATGAGCCACACGCGCCCGCCAGCGGCCGCAATGCCGGTTGTAAGCTGTACCGCGATCGTCGATTTGCCGACGCCGCCTTTCGGATTTCCCACGACAACAATCATTGCTCACCCCTATATAGAAACGATATCTACTCGATATCGACGCGATATCACCCCTGTATCGCGTCGATACCGCCTCATTGCGCGGCCGCTATACGTCGAGCCGCATTTGCCCGCCCGCCCGTGTCCGCGGTTGCGGGGGTTCGGCGGGCGTCATTTCGAGTCGCGCGCGGTAGGTATGGCCGCACACAACGTTGTCGCACTGGTAGTCGATTTCCCATACGAGCGGTTCCTTCTGTTCCAGCGCACGCGCGATTCCGCGCGCGTTGCAATGCGGACAGGCGATCGTGAACCTCATCGCGCACACTCCATCAGGCCGAGCGACGTGCGCGAATCGACGTATCCATGCAGGCGCGTCGACGGTCGCACGTCGAGGTTCACGTCGGCGCGCGGACTCGACGCCGGCGACAGGGAATACAAAATCTCGAGCCCGGCGGGCGTCCTGTATTCGCACGCGTCGCACACGAAATAGAGGCGGCGCATCGTCGCGGACATACCTTCCGTATGGCGCGCTTCGATCTCTTCGCCGCAGCAGGGACAGTCGATCGTCATTCGTGTCATGGTTTCCTCGCTCTACAGGTTCTGTTGACCCCGTTTCGCGTCGCTCACGTCCCCGCTGACGCTGTTTCCACTGTCGCGCGCTGCGCGAGCGCCCGGATCGGCCACCCCTGACCGATCCGACCGCGTACAGTTATTGACACCAGTCCAAGGGCGGGCGGCTTCGCCGCCGCGCCGAACCACCCGCCATTCGTACCGCGTCGACGGTACGAAAATCTTCGTCTCGCGCGTGTACGCGCAGAGCCCGTCGACGATGCGTGCGACGCCGATCGCCTCGACGCCGTGCGGCACGCGCACCGGCGCGATGCCATAGCGGCCCTCGCGATGCTCGACGGTATGGCGCACGTAGACCATGCGGGCCTCGCCGGCAACGCCGCCCATCGCGCGCGAGTATTCCGCCCAATCGGCCGCGTGGTCGTCGGTCTTTTGTGCTGCGGCCCATGCCGCGCGAATGCACGGCGATTCGTCCTCGCTCGGCAAGTCCTCTTCCTTCACGCGGCGCAGCTCACGCCAAACGCCGACCGGCGCCCCGCCGAACTGCTGGAATTGACGGATGCCCCACAAGGCCGCCCACGCCTCGACGCGTTGCGACGGCGTGATTTCGTCGTCTTCCCAGAAATCCGACTGGATCACATAGCCGTCTTTGGTCTTGTGCTCGCCGACGGCGTGCCCGTCGATGTTCTTGCTGATGTATTTCGCGACGTAGCCGACTGCCGAACCCTTCGCCTTATCGATCATTTCGAAGCGCACGCGGTGTTTTTGCGCGCCAGGCTCGTTGCCGGAGTCACGCAGTCCGTGCTTGCGCATCACGGCGCAGAATCGTTCGATCTTTTCGGAGAACACGAGCCCATGCCAATGCGGCGTGCCGTCATGATTCGGCTCGGCAACGCGCATGCCAAAAAACACGATGCCTTCGCGTTTCAGCTCGGCGCGGATCCGTTGCCACACCTTCCGCAAATACGCTTGCGCGGCGCGCGGATCAGTGTCGATGTATCGCGGGTTCGGGCGAACCCATTCGCCCGTCGTCGTGACGGCATGAAAGCGGCTCGGGCAAGTCAGCGTGAACATGACGCCGCGATACTTCACATCGTCGGCCAGCTCTTCGAGCCCGCGCAGTCGCGTGAACAGTTCGCCGCGCTTCATCGCCTTGTTCGAAATACCTTTCGCGGCCAGCTCGGCCAACGTGAATTGCTGGCCGTTCTCGTTCTCCATCGTCACGGATTCGAGCGTGCGCGCGTTGCGCCTGTTCTGTGCGACGCGGCGCCGCACGGCGTCGTCGCTCGCGTACGGCTCGGCTCGACGATGGACGTAATGCAGGCGGATATTGCTGAATTCGAGCGCGCGGATATGCATCTTGCGCAGTTGGCGACGCCACCAAAGCTCGCAGCGCACGCGCACAACCTGTTCGACGGGATGCTCGAAATCGGGCATGCCGACGCCATACAGGCCGCACGCGTTGCGCACAACGACGAGCGCATCCGCGATGCTGAGTCCGTGCGTGCGCAGTGCGACGTCGTTCGCGATGCGGCGCGCCTTCATGCAGATTTCATGGTCGGTAGCGTCCGGGCGCACCGGCATCCTTTCCGGCGCATGTTCGACGAGAAATGCGTCGATCGCCGCTGCTGCTGCGCCGGCGTCGAACAGGTGCGGCGCGCCGGCAGCGCGAGCGCTTTCGCGGCCAGCCTCACGCGCTTGTCGCATGGCGCGATTGAACCACTTCAACGGAACGCGCTTACGTGCGCTCTCGACAGCAGGAAGCGCCGCAACAACGTCGCCAGCGTCGCGCTCGTAGACCCACATCATGCGCTCGCTCTCTCCTCATGGCGGCGGCTGCCGGTCTTCCGAATCGCTGCGAATGAGCGCGTAAAATGGCGGCGCAACGTTCGACTACCCTCTCTCGCGAGAAGCTCATGCTGAAGACCAAAGACTTGATTTCCGACCGCCCCGCTACGATGAAGGACGTAACACAAGTGGCTCAGGCTGTAATTGACGCATTCAGCGAAATCATGATGAATGTCGTTGACATTTGCATGGTCACTGCGTCGGATTCGCCCGACCGTCGCGAGGCCGCGCACCAAGCCATGATTCACGCGCTTCTCAGCGCCCGAGATCAATACAGCAAAGACGACGACATTTTTGCAGCGGCAATCGCCCACCGGCTTTTCAAATCGCTGCACGAAATCCGGGTTGATGAGGCTGAAGGCGTCGACGACGAGTGAATTCCGGTTCATTCGTACCCACATAGCTTGCAACGCCCCTGGTTAAATTCGCTCGACAGCGCGCACCGGCGCGCTGTTTTCGTCTTCGTGTTCCCCATTCACGCCACACCACGCAACCACAGCAACAAGCGTGATGAGCCAGATCGCCCACAACGGCATCGGCTTTTCGTTTTTCGGTTGCCTCATCACTCCCCCTATCAGATCACCCGTCGGCGCCGTGCCAACTGCGACAGCAGCGGCCGCAGCTCGCGCATCGCGGCGGCGGCGGCCTGATCGGTGCGCGCCGTGCGCGGCGGGTTGTAAACGACGAACGGGGGCACCAATACCCCCGCTCCGATGCCAAACTCGGCAAGGTCGGCGGCCAGAAAGTCGCGCGAGCCTTCGCCTGCACGTTCCTCGCTCGCCGCGTGTGTCATGCGGCGAGCCGTTCGTCGACAGCGTGCAGCGTGTCGACCGCGTCGAGCGCCTTGTCGAATGCCTCGTCGCGCGTCATCGGGTACGACACGCCCGTGCCTTCCGTGTACCAGTGGATTTCGCGACGCCCGTCGATGCCCTTGGCGACAAAGTAGCCGCCGCACCCCAGTCGATCAAAGAACGGGCCGACCTCAATCACGTCAGCCTCGACGAAGCGCGGCAATGCCATTTCAATGTCTGCGTCAGTCATGCGGCCCTCGCGATGGACAGGTGCGGGCGACCTTGCTCGCGTGCGCGCCGCGCGCTCTCGGCGATGGCGCGGCGGCGATACTGCGCGCGCTGGGTTTCGTTGTGGGCGTGCAATTCGCGGCGAATCGCCTCGGATTCGTCGCGCGCTACGTTAGTAGTCCGATTCATCGTCACCATAAAAACTCCGCTTAAAACGTCGTTGATCGATTTATCAGCGCGCCATCGGCTGCGGCTGCGGGATCGTCGGACTGTCGCAGGCCGATTCGGCGTCTGCAAACCACGCGCGGATCGAATCAGCTACGCACTGCGGATCGCAAAAATCACCGCCCGGCACGCAATCGCGAAGCATGGCTTCTACGTCGATGCGAGCGCTTGTCGTTTGTGCTGCGGGCCGCTCGACAAACAGCGATCCGTGTCTAGGCATGGTCGCTAACAGGCGGCGAAGCTCCGCAATTTCTGCCTCCGACACTTCACGCTTCGCCATGAGAACGACCACGGTTTGATCGTCTGCGGGAGCGCTTGCGTCGAAGCCGCACCATGCAACTCGCGCTGACGTCTTATCGCCTAAGCGACGCACGAATTCCACGATCGAATCAGCAATCTCGCCGCGAGCATCGCCGACGAGCTCCTGCGCGGCATCAACTGCGGCCGCCAATGCGATCGAGCGTGAGTCAGCACGCGTCGGATGGGTCGCCGCGACGCCGTCCTGCTGATTGGCGATCGACCAAAGTGCATGCTGGTGAAACGACTGGATGTCCCACGCGTTGGCGATGATCCGATCGGCGCGACGCAGTTCGAGGAACAGCCCGAGCCGCGAGCCTTCTGCAATCACTGTTTGCCGTTCGTGATGGCGCGTGACGCCCTCGCCTGCTACGCCGTCGCGCTCGTTCGCGCAGCCCCATTCGCTTTTCTGTTCCAGCGTCATGACCGCAAGTGCGTTGCGAATGACCGTGTGAGCCGCGCGCAGCTCGTCGCGAAGTTGTTGAGCGATCGTCATGCCATCACCCCGCCAGCGAGCGACGGGTGGATCGTCCAAATTCGGACGATGCACTGCATTGAGTCCATCAGCGCACGCCATGCGGCGTCAGCGGTTTGGCGGGCCAGCACGAGCGGGCTGTAACGCGTCTGTGAAAATTGCAACGAAATGTGCTGCATTTGACTTCCCCTTGTTCAACCCCTGAACGGTGTACTGCGAGAAACATCGCCCCGGCGGCTGGGTAGCTATTCCAGCACCGGCGGGGTTGTGAACCGGTGCCGGGGCGACAGACGGAGAATAGTTCGAGGCCTGAAACTATGTCAAGCCCTCGAATCATTCGATACCCTCGATCGTTGCATGTTCTCGAATATCGAACTACCCTACGCGACAGGGTTGATGTTGAATATCAAGGGGTTACCAAATGAAAGGAACCGTCGACTATCTCGACGATGCGAAGCGTTGCCTTCGCGTTGAATCGGACTACGCGCTTGCCAAAGCGCTGAACATTCGCGCTTCGACCATCAGCGGCTATCGCGCGGGCCGTAGTCACTTCGATGAAACCACTGCCCTGAAAATTGCAGAGGCATGCGGCATTGATCCGATGGAAGTCATTGCGGCGGCGGCCTACGAGCGCGCGAAAACGCCTGACATTCAGACCATCTGGTTAGGCGCTTGGGAAAAATTTTCCAAGGGTTTTCGGTGGCTGGCGCTACCCGCTAACGCTTGTGGGGCTTGGGCTCCGCAGGTGTAACGCCAGCTTTAGTTAGCGACCCTTCTTCACGTTATGTAAAGTCAGGTCGCTAGCAAAACTGGCATTTCTGTCAGGTTGAAGGAAACTGTTTGTAAACATACTTACAATCGCTTACACAGT